TGCTGGCGGGCTTGATGCGCGACTTCTTGATGCCGGAGAGATCCAGCGTGGCGCCGGCGGGGGCGGAAACGCCGGGCGCTTCGCCGGCGGGGGCCTCGGGCGCCTCGGCGGCGGGCGCGGGGGCTGCTCCGAAGATGGCGGCCAGGCGCGTGCCTATCTTCCCAGGGGTCAGGCGGATGGACTGCTCGGGTCCGAATCGGATCACCACGTCCTTGCCCTGGGCGAACACGCTCACGGCTCCGGGGGTCTCGCGGCGGTTCACGTTCAGTCCCGGCGAGCCCTCGGTGACGATGGCGGCGAGCTCGGTGGCCTTGGCATTGCGGGCGATCTCGCGCTTCACCTGGTCGATGCGTCCCTCCTGGATGCCGGCCAGCGCCTCGATGGCGTCGTTGAGCTCGTCGTCGGTGAGCTCGGGCTGCTCCTCGACGACCTCCTCCTCGGCGCCCTCGGTGATGTCGGCGGCCAGGGCGCGCATGGCCTCGGCACCCGGCTGGTTGATTTCGGTGAGGCCGGCGGCGACGTTGAGCAATGCTTGACGGAGCTCGGCCCGGTCCTCCTCGAGCGGCGGCGCGATGAGCTCGCCGCCCACGGCCAGGTCGTCGGCCTGGTCGATCTCGATGGATACCTGGTCGATGATCTCCTCGTCGAGCGTCAGTTCATCGAACGCGACATTGAGCGGCGCGTACTCGGCGGCGGTGAGCGTGATTACTTGCTCGCCACCTTCGGTGCGCGTGCCGCGGGCTTGCGGCGCCGGCCCTGGGGCAGCTGCGGGCGGGGTTGGCGCGGCACCCGGAGCTGGGGCTCCTGGCTGTCCAGCAGGTTGCCCTGGTGGAGCCCCAGCAGGAGCAGGCGGTTGAGGAGCTCCAGCCGGCGGGAGTCGCGTGGGGTTGGCGCCGAAAAGGTCCGGGATTGTGCCCCCGGCTGCGCGATCTTCTTGGGCATTGGCTTTCTCTATTTCACGGTTGGCGGCGGCAATCAGGTCTGCAAGGCTCGCCGGCTCATCCCCGAATATGTCCTGGGTCTGCTGGCGGGCGACCTCGGCCTGGAGGAACTCGGCAATGGTGGAGAAGGCGCGGCCCATCCGCTCGGAGCTCCTCACATTCTGCGCGATGAAGCGGGCGAAGCCTATCGCCTCCGGGTCGCGCTCACCGAATAGATCCGTCTGGTCGAGGAGCTGCTCGATGGTGCCGCCCCGGCGCTGCTGCTCGCGGATCATTTCCACGGCGTCGGTGATTTTCTGCGGGATGTTGAGCCCGCCCAGGTTCTCGTCGATGGCCTTGGCCTTGGCGAAGGCAGGCGCGGCGGCTTGCAGCGCGTTGAGGATGTTCCTGATTTGCGGATCGGCGGCCTCGGACTGGAGAGCGATCAGCCGGTCCTCACCGTAGACGCGGGCGAAGATGGCGGAGTTGATGCGCTCGGCCAGCTGGCGGGTCGGCCGTCCCTGCTCGTCGGTGAAGCCGGCGGCGTCCTCGGCACCGATGCGCTGGATGAATATGTTGATGAACTGCTGGTTGCTGGCAGCGAGCGGATTGCCCGACTGGTCAGGATTGAACAGCGAGAGATCGTCGGTCGTGAGCCGTGCGGCGTCGGCCCGCGCGGTCTCTGCCGGGGCGAGGGCTGCGATGGTCGGCTGGTTCGCCTGGCGGGAGAACTCGGCCAGGTCCATGCCCTCGGGCGCCTTGATGATGCGCACCAGGATCCCATCCTGTGCGATGCCTTCGCCCAGGCCGAACCGCTCGAGGTTCTCACCGAGAAAGGCGGTGTAGGCAGCGCCACGCTCGTCACCAAGGGCCTGGCGGATGGCGATGGTGCGGGCGTTGCCGGAGATCACCACCGGGCCGCGCTTGGCATCCATCACCACGATGGGCGCCCCGTCGACCACCGTCGGCGACTCCACCAGGAGCTCCGGGTTCAGGTTGCCGGCGATGCGGGCGATCTGTACCTGGCTCGCCTTGCGGCCTCGGTCACGGGGCTGGAGCTCGGCGGGGAAGTTGGGATTCTCATTGCCGGCGTCGTCGTTGCTGGTCACGAGCTCGTCGGCGCGCAGGATGGCGAACTCGAGCTCGATGCGATCCCCGCGTGGCGTGAACGCTACCGTCGCCCGCTCGGGGATGGCCTGGCCCTCGGGCACAGGTATCGGGTCGACCGTGGTCGTGGTGGGAACGGCCGGGCGGCCTGCCTCGATGCCCCCGCGGATAACCTCCTCCTCCTCGGGCGTCGGGCGTGTCGGCACGTCGGCGTCGATAGCGGCCTGCTCGTCAGGAGTCGGCGGCGGTGGAGCTCCTGGTGGCGGTGCGGCGCGCTCACCCGGCAGCACACCACCAGGCGTGGCGGCGGCGGCGGCACCACCCACGATGCCACCGATGAGGGTTGCCTTGCCGGTGCCCTGGAGGAGCGGATCGGTCTCGGCCAGGTTGCCGACTATCTGCTGGAAGAACTCCTGCACGCCCTCGGCGGCGGCGGTCAGTGTGATGCGGGCGAACTGGCTGGCCTGCTCACCGAACAGTCCGAAGCGGTTGAACAGCGAGACCACGGCGGCGTTCTGGAGGAATACCTCATCGGCACGGCGCTCGGCCTCCTCGGGCTTGATGCCCTGGTCGACGAGCGACTGGAAGGCGTTGCCGGCCTCGGCCATCGCCTCCATGACGCCCGAAGCGCCCGCGCCTGCCCACAGAGCGGCGACGTGGGAAGTCTTGGCAATCGCCTCCGCACCTTTGGCGATGCCGACACCCGGCACCCAAAACACGGCGCTCGAGCCGAAGCCGGCACCGAGCTCCTCGATGAAGGCGGGGTCGCGGGGCATGAGCCCCTCGGCGATCCCTTGCGCAGTCAGCGCCCCGGATTGCAGCGCGTCGATGTTCGCCTTGTTGCCCAGGAAGCCGACGATACCGGCGCTGGCAGCAACAGCACCCGAAGCAATCGAGCGCACGCGGCGCTGGCCGGCCTCGCGCGGATCCTGGTCGAACGGGCCGAACGACTCAACGATGGTTCTGAGGATCTCCGGGTTGTTGGTGTGGGTCGCGGCGAACAGTCCGAGCGTCATCGGGATCAGGTTCATCGTGACACCGATCATCTGGCCGAGCGGCTGGTCGGGTCCGATGGCGGATTCGCGGAACGCCTCGCGCCGGTCCTTCGCCTCCTTGTCGGTCTCCTTCTGCGCGTCACCGAGGATCTCGCGGGTGCGCTCGGCGACTTGTTCCTTCTGGCGAAACGCCCGGCGGGCGATGCGTTCATCGGGCTGGTCGCCACCACGGGCAAACTTCGCAATGGCCTCGAGCGCCTGGCCGCCCTGGATGGCGGGCTCGAGGTTCGCGCCGGTCAGCTGCGCCTCGGGGGTGCCGGGTTCACCGGGGAGCTCGAGCCCGGTCAGTCCCTCGGTGGATGGTGGTTGCACCCCCCCGGATGCGGCATCAGGGGGGAGCTCGGCACCAGCGCGTAGATGGCCGTCGAGCCGTTGGAACAGCGCGAGCTGCTCCTCGGTATACATTTCGGCCGGCCACACCCCACCGATGAAGCCACCGAACCACTGATCGCGCCCGGACACTTCGGCCCATTTCTCGAAGGAGCGTTTTTCTCCGAACTCTTTCTTGCTGTGGTCGTACTGCTGGCGCAGCTGCTTCTTCTGCTGGGTCGTCATTGACTCCAGGAACTCCGAGCGCAACGCCTTCACCGTGGGGTCGGTGTTCTTGAGAAGGTGGAGCGCCTCGGCGACGAATACCTCCGGGGTCAGGTTGGGGTCGAACTGCTCAATGGTCGGCCGGCCAGGCTTGGGGTTGTCTCGCTCATCGGCCGGGAAGGTCTCGATCTTGCGAAAGTCCTGCTGCCCGCCCTTGGACGAATCTATGAACTGGATCCCGAGATCACGAAGCACCGGGAACATGCGCTCGGCTTGGGTGGCGATGCTGGGCGAGGGGGGTGCTGGCTGTCCCGTCAATGCTTGGGGCGCATTCGGAGCGGCGGCCGGCGGTGGTTCTGGCTCTTGGCTCAGGTCGAGCTCCGTGGCGAGCTCAGGGCCCCCGATGGCCTCGAAGAAAGGGCGGATCAGTACGGGTTCATCGCTCTCCTGGGAGAACTGCTGGCGTAGACCGTCGGCGATCTCGAAATCACTGAGCTCCGAGAACTCGGGGTGCTTGCGCCGGAAGTTCTGTAGAGCAGTCGCCACGTCACTGTTTGTTCACGAAGTCGCGGAAGGCTTTCAGCTGTTTGGTGCGGGTCTCGCTCTCGACACCTGGCCGCGCTCGATTGACGGAGGCGCCCGAGGCGGGGCCAACGTCCGGGAACTGGATCCCGAGCTCGCTCGCGGCCTGGCGAACGGCTTGCAACGGCGGGAGCCCCTCCTGGTCGGTCAGTTGCTCGGCACGGGCAGCGACGGCGAGCATGTCCTGGCGCTTGTCCTCATCGAGCACGTTAATCCGGCCGGTCTCCAGGTCGAAAATATCCCCGAACAGTCCATTGACGGCACGCAAGATGGTGTTCGATGCGGCAGTCGTGACGCCGCCGCCAGCACCACCGCGCCCAGCTGCCGGCGCCGGCAACTTGGGCGGGCCGATGTCGGCCTCGGGGCCGGCCGTGGGCACGCGCCTGGTCTGCGTGGCGCCCGGCTGGTCTTTGACGCCGGTCTGCACGAACGACGTGCCCTGGCCGAAACCGGCCTGCTTCTGGAGCTCGGCCACGCCAGAGAGGGCCGACATAGCGCGCTTGAGGAACAGGCTGTTGGGCTTGAGCGGCACGTCCTCCTCGGTGATCTCCGGGAAGCGGCGCACCAGGGCGTCACGCGACTGGGTGTACTGGCGCTGCTGCTCCTCGGGGGCCACCGCCTTGTCGGCGGCTGCGTTGCCGGCGAAGGCCGTCGCCATGCGCCCGATGGCGAGGAGGCGCGTGTTGAAGGCGTTCAGGTCCATGTCGCGCTTCTTCGCCTGGGCTTCGAGCACGGTCGTGAGCCGCTCGGGGTTCTGGATGGCGAGTTGGCGGAAGGCGCCGGGCACGTCGTTCTGGAGGTCGGTGAGGAGGCGCGCGGTTTCCGCCTGGTTGGCCTCGGTGCGCACGTTCTGGCGGAGGTTGAAGGCGTTGAGCTCGTTGGTTTGCTGCTGTCCCTCGAGGCGCCCTGGCTGGAGCTCCTCCTGCCGGCGGTTGGCCGCGATGTTGCTCCGGTTTCGGATCACCTGGGCGACGTTGGGAAAGTCCTGCGCTGATACGGTGCTTGCCATCAGGTTGCTCCTCCTGCAAACGCGCCAGCTGCGCCGGCACCACCGCCACTCGCACCCGAGGCGATAGCTTCGCTCGAAGTCTTGAAGAATCCGGCGAGCGCGTCACCACGACGGCGGCGGGCCTCGTTCTCGATGCGGCCGATCTCGGATTGTTGCTGGGCCCGGTTCTGACCGCTGCCGAGGATGCCGGCGACGTTGCGCCCGGTGGCCGTCGAGCGTTCCGCCACCAGGAGGTTGGTGGCACTCTGCCCGACGTTCGAGAGCGCCAGCAGTCGGTTGAAGCGGTTGCCCTGGGTCGTCTGGAAACGGTTGAACGCCCGGTCGAACTCCTGGGTGGCTTCGCCCTGGTTGAAGCGCGTGAGCTCCTTGCCGGCACGCCCCGACGTGGTGAGCCCGCGGGAGGCGAGGAAGCGATTGATCCCGCGCTCGCCCTGCTCGACACGGAACTGGAAGCCGGGATCGGCCTCGAAGTCGTCGGTCGTGAACGGTCGCGTGAGCTCGTCGATCTCATCGCCGAGCGTGGAAATGGACTCCTGCCCGATGTCGACGAACGGCTGGAGCTGCTCCTCGATGAACTCGAAGCCGGCCTCGGTTTCCTCCTTGGCCCGCTTCTCGGCGTCCAGCTGGATGGCCTGGGCGCGCTGCTCGTTGATGGTCGAGCCGGCGCTCGCCCCCTTGGCGCCTGCCACCAGGGCCGCTCCGACAACGATGGCTGCTACTGCTATGACTGGCATAACATTCTCCCCATGAGGTACTGGTCTCTCAGTTGCCCGTGCTTGAGCAACGAGCCGTGGGATACACCCTCGACGCCGAAACCGCACGCCTTGGCATAAAGGTAGACGTGCCGGGTCTCAACATCGACCCAGGTGATGAGCTTGCGGGCCGGGGTGTTGGCCTCCATCCAGTCGACCGCCATGCGGCACCCGATGATGGCGTTCTTGCCCCGGAAGGCTTTGAGTATCCCGGTGTGCCACTCGAAGCAAATCGAGTTGCTGGGCGTGACGATGAAGATCCCCATCGGCTCGTCATTGAGCCACGGCACGAGATAATAGACCGACTCGTGGAACGCCGGCACGAAGTCCTCCACGGCGCATGTCCCGTCGTCACCGCCCTCGGCCCACACGTCGTCGTCGGTGAGGATCGCGGCGACCAGGTGCGGGTCGCTTGTTCTGCTGACTTCAATCACGGGTTGAACACCACGATCACCAGGTCGACGTTGCTGCCGGCGTTCGCGCCGGGCATCGGGTTGCGCATCCGAAGCCCCACCAGGTCGTCGGCTTCCACCCATCCGTCGAACGCAATATTGAAGTTCGGTGGCGCGAGCACAGGGGTGACATTGACCGCACCACCGATCCGCGCGCCGGTGACGGTGGCCGTGGCCCGGAGCTCCGAGTTGGGACTAATGAACCAGCCGAACTCGGTCTGCCCGGCCCATATAACGCCGTTCTCACGGTGGAGAATAATCCCCGCCGGCTGGATGGCCCGGAGCGCCCGGTTGACTTGTTCCTGCCAGGTGCCGAACACCCGTGGGGTGAGCTCCGTGCCTTTTCGTGGACTCGAGACATGGCTCATCAGACCGCCTTGAGCTCGATGCCGACGATGACGCGCTTCACCGGGTCGGTGACGGTGAGCTCGTAGACGCGATCACGCGCGCGCCCCAGGGATCGCCAGATGGCGCGAGCCCGGTAGTTGCCGCCCTTGCCGATGCCGCGCCAGTATTCATTGCTCCAGGTGGCACCGCCGTCGTTCGACCAGCGCAGCATCGCCTGGGGGTCGGAGCCCTGGCCGGTGGCGAGCCCGACGCCGGCCTCGAACACCACTTGAAGCGATGCGTGGCCGATGAGCCGCTCGGAATCGTGGATGTGATAGCCGCGCGCCTTGAGGTGGATCTCCTCGCCGTTGTCGTCGAACAGCCCCGCGGCCTGCTCCCACAGGTTGCCGGCGGTGTAGTCGCTGACCAGGTGCTTGCCGAGGAAGTAGATATGGTGCTGGGGGACGAAGCGGGCCCCGACGCCAGTCTTGAGCTCGTGCCACTCGTTCTCGCGCACGTCGTAAGCGAACGCCTGGCCCCCGGTCGGGAAACTCAGGACATAGAACTGCCGGCCCCGGTCGACCATCACCCAGGCGATGGCATCGGTGGATAGCGAGTAGCCGGCAATGGCCTCCTCGATGCCGTCGTTGCTGATCCGTTTCGGCTGATAGTTGATGAAGCTGATCACCTGGACGGCGCCGTGGTCGTCGACGGCCAGGGCCACCAGCGTGTCGGCGTAGCGGGCGATACTCCACGGGGCATGCACACCCCACTGAATCTTGGCGCCCTCGAGGCGCTCGAACTGAAAGTCGGCCTGCCCGGTGTTCTGCCACACCTCGGTGGAGCGGTCGCCGAATAGCCAGAGCTCGCCGTGGTCGGCCACGACGTTGCGCAGCTTGTCCGGGTCGGACTCGGCGCTGGCGAAGTCGAGCCCGTTCCACGCGGAGCCATCCTTGAGCGAGCTCACATACCACTGATCGGTGCCCTCGTCGTTGACGATGAAGAACCCGTCGAGATAGGTGACATGGCTCGGATTGTCGGGGAAGTCGGGATCGGTGATGCGCACCAGGTCGCCACCCTCCTGGACGGCCACGACGGTGGGGAGCGCCAGCGTGATGGAGAGGATGAGCAGCGGCGCGTCGACCGTGGTCGATGTCATTACCGAGGGGCTCGCCAAGTTGAGCGGCAACACCAGGAGCGGAGTCTCGACAGTGACCACCAGGGACTCGCCGGGGAATATGTAGCCGTTCTTGCCGTCGACGATCATGAGCTGGGTGCCGTTGTCGTCCATCGACACGAACCCGGAGTCGGTCAACAGGAAGCCGGCCACGAAGCTGATACCGTCCGGGCGGATAACCTCGAGGCGGTCCTGAAACACGGCATAGGCGCGATCACCGAACTGGTGGACGCCGCGGGCCGGGAGCTCGCCCCAGTTGCCGAATGTCTTGAGCCCTGGGCGGCCGAAGATCGACCGGATGGTCTTGGCGTTGGGGTTGGTGGCGCTCTCGATGTAGCAGTTCACCAGGGTCTCGGTGTCGACAGCGAACGACTTGCCCTGCTTGAAGCCGGTGGCGAAGGGCAGAAGCATGGACCTACCCCTCGTTGATGTTGTAGCGGCGCCGGCGGCGGTTCGCCTGGAAGTCCAGCAGCGAGCGGTCGAACGTGCTGTCGGGCACTACCATGTACTCGGCGATGAGCTGGCGCTTCGCCCGGTCGGCCTGGGCGATGGTCACGCCGTCGATGGGTTTCTCGTACTCGGACGCGAGCTCCATCGCCAGCAACAGGCGCAACCCCCGGATGTGCGAATCCGGGAGCTCCACGTCAGAGTCCAGCGTGAGATCCGTGTGCCCGATGTGGATGCCGTCGGTCTCCCAGGAGTGGAGGAGCTCGTTCAACGTGATGAGCCCGTCCTCGGCCTCCTCGGCGGTGGCTACCTCGCCACGCGCCACGATGTTGATCCGGCGCATCGAGCGCGTGATCAGGTCTCGCGCTTTGATGCTCATGGGCTACTCGCTCGAGTCCTCGGTGCCAGTCTCCTCGGCATCGGGCACCTTGCCCTTGTCCTTGCCGGCCGGATCCTGCTGTTCCTGGGTGCCGGTCTTGGCCTGGCAGGCGTCGTCTGCTGGTTTCTTCGGCTTCGTTGCCATGTTGGCGTCCTCTCGATTGTCGTCGGGTTAGAGAAAACCCCCGGCCCGAAGGCCGAGGGAAAAGGTCTCCAAGGGAGGAGTCAGACAGTCGTCCAGTAGCGCACCGCGAGGTCGGGGTAGATGGCTTTCCACCCGTAGAGGATGTCGAGCCGGATGGCCTCGGTATCGGTCGTGATGTCGTAGGCCCGGATCACGCGGATGCTCAATCCCTTGTGCGTGGCTCGTGCCTTGAACACCGCACCCAACGGCATGATGAGCGGCACCGTCACAAGCGCGAACGCATTGCGATGGAACCCCAAGTGCTGGGCGTAGCCCGTCGCCGCCGTTCCGAGCACCACGATGGCTGCATCATCCGCCGGGGCCGCTGTCACCGTCTGGTACGGACCAGTGGTGATGATGGCTGGGGAGATGGTCAACGTCGCGGGGCCCGTCGAGGCGCCGGAGTCGGCGTCGGCCAGGACCGTGAACTGCTGGAGATACCCCAGATCCTGCTTCACGCCTTCGCCCGGAATCGGGTTGACGGCGTTCACACCGGCGAGCGTGATGACATCGCCGGCGAGAAGGATGCCGGTGATGCTGTTCGTCCACGCCTGGGTGACGAGGCTTTGGGAGTTGGTGGTTTTGGAAGCCGCATAGGTGACGTTCTGCGCGGCACCGTCAACGGTCGGCGTGCCGGTTGCCACACCGACGGTGTGGGTCGCCACGTTCTGATCCATGTAAATGTCGATGTCGTCGACGATGTTGACGCGACCACGGACCCAAGCCTCCTGCACCAGTCGCTCCTGCAACAGAGCCGCCTGGCCGCCGGCCATTGAGTGGGTGGTGTTCGACTTGCCGATGAATCGACGCCGGTCCCGGTTGTTCGAGCCCGATGGCGGGATCGCCATTTCGTCCATCCTGATACCCAGCAGAGCGAACTCGGCGAAGGTGTCGGGCTTGACGAACGAGCCGTTGCTCACGCTCGACCACACCTGGTCGTAGAGGGCGAGACCCTCCTTGTCGACCGTTTGGGCGAGGGTAATCATGGCGGGCGTGATGTAACGCTCGCTGTACTCCTCGATGGTCATGGTCAGGTCGATGCTCGAGAACTCCCAGCCGACGTGCTTCTGGCTGGACACCGTGATCGACGTGTTGGCTTCCTCCACATCCTGCTTGACCAGCGTGGCCCCGTCGGACGTGGTGAACTTGACGGGCTTTCGGATATTGACCGATTGCCCTACTTTGACGAACTCCTCGCGGTATTCACGATGGACCTGGTTCGCCATCTGGAGATTGTTCTCCAACTGAAACAGCGCCTCTTGGGCGATGATCGTCGGAGTGATAAGCGCATTTGCCATTGAAGGTTGCTCCGTGATTCATGGAACTACCCTCTCGCTGCCATCTGCTTTCGCCGAATCGCGCGGTACTCCTCGGGATCGGCATTGTCGAGATCGACTTGCCGGCCTTGAGCTCCGCCTCCTACGGTTGCGCTGATGGGTGGAGGGGCGTTCGAGACTGTCGGTGCCACGTTCGCCGCCTCTGCCGTGGGGGGTTGGCTGCCGTTCCCTGTCGCCTTGTTCGCCGCGACGGCCTTGACGGCAATCTTGGCGAGCTCACGAGCTACGGCAGTCTCTCCCTTCACGGTTGCGATGCGCTTCGCTTCGTCCGGGTGTTTGCCGAGGTAATACAGGGCCTCGGCTCCCTCCTGATTCATTTCGATGAGCTGGTTCACCATCATGTCGTTGACCTGGAGAGATTTCTCGTAGGCAACCGCATCGAAGTCGGAATACTTGTCGGTCACGTCACCCCAGCTGGCCGGTATCGGTGAGCCATCGGTGCCGGCGCCGCCCTTGGGGGGCGACTGCGCGGCGACCTTCTGCTCCACCAGATAGACGGCTTTGGCCTCGGCGTACTCATCCCACGACGCGAAATCATCCGCGATGGGCTCCTTGGCCGGCTCTGCCGGGGGTGCCGCCTGGGCGCCGCTTTCCAGTTCGATGATGCGATCACGCGCCTCGGCGAGCTCCTTCTGTAGCCGTGCGGTTTTCCTCGCGCGCCGGCTCTTGGGGCGCTTGTCCCCGTCGGCCGGCTCATCGCCTTCGCTCGCAGCACCAGCCGCCGGCTCGCCCGCGCCATCCCCATCGGCCGATGGAGTGCTCGGTTCATCGTCGTCGGCATCGCCTTCCCCGTCGTCGTCGTCACCGTTGCTCTCGTCGGTTGCGGGCTTGGGGTCCGATGGTTTCGTTTCGAGCGCCTGTAGTGCCGGTTCCTCCGTTACTACATGGCTGCGCGTATCGTATCCACGGGACTCGGCCGCTCGCGCCACGAGCTCGTCGTCCTCGCTCTCGCTGGCAGCGATAGCGTCACGAGTCGGTGGCTCCGGTGGCTTCGGTTCTGTACCTGGCGCTGGGGTCGGTTCAGTTGGCACGTCTTTCTCTCCCTCGGTCGGATTCTAGTCGAGCGGCGCCGATTGTCCACGCTACTGCGCGGCAACTCCGGTCGGCAGGTTGTCGAGTGGCAAGCCTTCGGCGTCGGATTCGGCCGTTTGGGCGGCAATCATTTCGGCCACGGTCACGTTGATGAGCTCCACCAGGGCCTCGCGGTCGAGGCCGGCTTCCTTCATCAGTTCCATGAGCTTGATCTTCTCCTGGGCCTCCTTCGCTTCCGCCGTGATGACCTTGGCCTCGGCTTCGGCGAGCTCGGCCTCGGCCAGTACCGCGGCGGTCTTTTGCTCGGGGCTCGGTGGCCGGGGCTCACCCTCATCGCCACGCTCGCCCTCGAGGAGCTCCTCGGGGATGGTGCGGCGTAGGCGCTCGGCCATCATCTTCGCGCCTGGAAAGTCGAGATTGCCGGCAATCAGATCGCGCACCAGGGGGGCGGCCTCGGGGTCGCGCTCGAGGTAGGCGAGCACGCCGGCAACGGCGGCCTGGCGCTGGCTGGCGAAGCTGGGCCCGACCTTGACGTTGATGCCGAAGCGCCCGCCTCGGAGATCGTTGATCAGGTGCTCCTCGCCGGTCTCCTCGTCGACCACCGGAGCAAACAGTTCGAGGAAGTCCTCGCTCTCATCCTCGTGGAGCAGGCGCACCACGCGCTGGGTGTCGTAGACCTTGGGGATCATGTCGACGATGATGCGCGCCGTGTGGCGGATGCCACGCGCCAGGTTGTCGGTGTAGGTGAAGGTATTCGTGTTGGTTGTCTGCCGCAGCTGGGCAATGGCGACTCCCGACTGCTTGGCGGTGTCCGGGTCGCCGATGGAGGCGCCGAACTGCGCAACGGTCGCTCGAATGTCGGCGTCGGCCGCGATGGTCTCCTGGACGAAAGCGGGGGAGAGCTCCGGGGGTCGGTCACGCTGGGGAGCGTTGAGGCCGGGGATGGCGTTGTAGAGCAGGACGGCCTTGTTGCCCTTGTTCGCGTCACCCCACTCGTTCAGGTGGTCCTCGACTTGCTCGGCAGCGGCGATGTAGGGGGCTTTCGGCTGGAGAGCGGCGAGCTCCGTGGTGGCGGTTCGCCAGTAGTTGTAGGCACGCTGGGCGTCCTTGGCGTGGCGCACGATGCCGCGTGTCTTGATGCGGCCACTGACGGCGAGCTCCTTGCCCGTCACCATCACCACGGGGATGAACTTCGACGGGAACTCCACCGGGCCCTCGAGGATGCGGGTGCCACCTACGCGATACCACTCGGTCTTGTGCGAGCGCACGTCGCGGCGCTGGACGATCTCGAGGCCGCCGGCCTGGAGCTCATCGAGCACCTGGTCGTGCTCCTCGGCGTCGATGATGGCGCCGTTGGAGAGCTGGAGGAGCTCGCGCTTCATGGGGATGCGCCTGAAATACTCGGCGACGGCAACGTGGTCGTCGGTCTGCCGGAACCACTGACGCCAGGGCGCCAGGAACTCAGTGTTGAGATCACCCACCGGGAACTTGCCGGGGTAGCGGAGATCGAACTCCTTGCGCTCCATCCAATCCATGACGAAGCACCAGTTCATGTCGGAACGGTCGGCCTTGCGCGCGGTCGGGTCGGGCACCACCAGCGTGGGGTCGAGGAGTCGCTCGATGCCGATGGATTGCTCGAACACGTCGTCATCGACGTACTCGGTGCGCACCACCCAATACCCCAGCCCGCCGGCATAGACGGTCTCGAGCGCGGTGTCGTAGGCGTCCTGGGCTTGGCTCTGTACCTCGATGTCACGGATGAGCGCCTCGAAGGCATCGGCGCGGCTCATCTGCTTGCCGGCCCTGGTCGTCATTTCGTCGTCACCCACGGTGGCCGTGGCGGTGACGTTGATGCTGATCTTGTTCTGGCGACTCTCGCCGATGGCCTGGTCGACAAACGCCGGCAGCTTGTTGATCGTGAGCATCGGCCGCTCGGTGCCTCGCAGGCTCTTGGCCTCCTCGGTCCACTGACCCTCGCCGTCGAGGAATCGAACATCCTCCCGGTACTCGTGGAGGTTGAGGCGCATGCCGTCGAGCCCCACGTCCAGGCGGTGGCGGGCCTCGGCGGTGAGCTCGCTCTCGCCGTCGGTGAGGGGTTGGAAGTGCGCGCCGCTCTCGTGCGTAACGACTTCGCTTTTGTTCAATGCCATTGTCAGGTTCCCATCCAGTCGCCGGCAGCGGGGGGTGCCGAGCGTTTCTTGCGGCCCATCCGGCGCCGCAACCAGTTGATCCGTTTCGCGGCCTCGCCGAACGCATCGGCGCCGTCGCTCGCCCAATCGTGCTCCGGGCGGTCACTCCAGGCGCGCATCTTCTCGTTCCATTTTTTGTGGTACGTCCAGAGTGCATCGAGCCCTACCTGGCAGGTTCCCTTGTTGAACCGGCAGGCCGGCAGCGCCACGCGCACGGCTTCGATGGTCTCGTCCTTGTGCTTCACGCGGGGGTTGACGACGAACTTGATGCCGAACTTCTTCGCTCTGGCCTTCTTCGACTCGCCGACGGTCCACTCGCTTGCCTCGATGTCGTGGGGTGCGATGTGCTCCCCGTAAAGATAGCCCTTTTCCAGCGCACGCGATTGAATGGCGCGGGCGTAGTGGGAGAGCCCTTCACCCTCGGCCTGATAGTAGTCGATGAAGTGCACCGCGTTCGAGAACGGCATCAGCTGAAAAAACCATATGGCGGTCGAGTCAGAAAAACCGATGTCCCATGCTGTGAAAACGGGCAGCACCGGGTCGTGGGGGAAGTTGCCGATGTGCCCGGCGGCCTCGAGCTTGGCGAGCTCCTTGGCGTAGTAGGCGCCCTCGGTCGGTGCGGTGAACGAGCAGTAATACTCCTGCTGGATCATCGCCTCGCTCATCCCCTCGTCGCGCTCCTCCTGAATGTCCTCGGCCTTGAGCTCCTTGGTCTCGGTGATGCTGGAGATTTGCGCGTAGTAGCGGGGATTGCCCTTGGCCTGGAGCTCGGTGAAGTTGTCGAACGTGCTCTTGCCGTGGTTGCGGCCGAACGGGGTGTAGATCCAGATTGCCCAGCCACCGTTCTCCCGCAGGATGGGGCGCAGGTACGCCCAGGCCGCCGGGTTGGCGCGCTGCCATTCGGAGAACACGATGCCGACGGGGTTGGCGCCGAGGAGACTCTCGAAGTGGTCGCTCCCCACACACTGATAAATCGAGCCGTTGATGAGCTCGATCTTCATCTCTGTTTTATTCGCCTGGCCTTTGCGGATGGCCGGCGGGAACGCCTGGTCGATGCGCCGATTGCCGCGCTTGTTGATGGAATCCCACACCACCTTGCGCGCCTGGGTGGCGGCCGGGAGCATGTGCCAGTAGGTGCCGACCCGGTTGAACGACTCGTGAGCGATAAAGTTCATCGCTACGTCGTCCTTGCCCCAGCGGCGGTGGCCCACCTGGCAGGCGCGCTTGCCCTTGGGGCCCTGGCCGCCGGCCATGAACTGCCAGAGTGGCAGCTGATACCACCGTGGATCCCAATCGTTGGGGATCTCTATTGCTCGAGCTCCGCGGGCTTGGCGGGAGCTTCGTACACTTTCAGCGTGACGGCGAGCGGCGCGTCCTCGGAGCCTGCAATCTCAACGCGGTCACGCCAGCCGAAGCGGTTCTTCATGTTGAAGATCCAGAAGGCCGGCGCGCCGTGCGCCACCTTGCCCATCATGGCGAGGCGCCCGTAGCGCATCCACCACGCCTCGGAGAGCTCGCGCCCGAGCTCCACGGCCTGGGCGAACGGACGGTGGTACTGCTTCGATTTCTCGTTGCACCACTCGTGGACGGTTTGCCGGCTCACCCCCAGATAGTGGGCGAGCTCCTTCATGCCGGCGCCCTTCGCCATGTGCCTGAGCACCTGGTCGGGCATGGTCCGGGTATAGCGTGGCGGGCGGGCTACAACACCCGCGTCACACTGTCCGGGAGCATGTCCGGGTAGTCCCGGTTGTACTCTCGCATGACGCCCTCCGTCACGGTGCGCGCTTGCCCTGGGCCCGCCAAGAAGCGATGGTATTTCGCCTCCGGGAACTCGAGGGTGACGACGAACTGCCCGTGAATATCTGAAAAAACGGAGCGTGTCACGCGCGCGAGATCCTGAACTCCGTGCATCTGGAGAGCGGCCTCTATCGCGCGTTTCACAGGAACGCACTCACCCAGCGAGGAGCCGGATGCGTGCGTGATTACGTTAGAAACTTCCACCTGGTCGTACCGTGAGCTCTATGGGCGGCTCGGTCTCGTGGATGTGTCCCGAGTCGTCGGTCATCTTGCACCGAATATCGTAGCTGGCTTTGGTGCTCAGTGCCGGCGCCGTGATGTCGACCACCGTCTTGGTGCCCTGGGCCTTGAGGTTCGAGAACGTGGGCCCGGTCGGCGAGCTCGCCCAGGTAAACGACACGATGGTGGCGCCTCGCAGCGGAGCGCGCCACTCGAGAAAGTGCTGCCGCACCTCGTTCGAGCTCATGTCACTCCAGACTCTTGGCCTTGGTGTTGCCATCAGTATCCCCTCGATTTGATTGTAGGAAACTCCGCCAGCGCCAGGAACGAGAAACCGTGAGTACCGCCGCTGCCACCCCCACTCCACGAGCGCGCCTGGACGTTCATATCATCGAAAGCCTCCTGAGCGTTGGTGTTGGCGAAGTACGAGCGCGAGCGAATAGCACCGAAGGAGCCAGCATGGTTCACGA